CTATTGCTTGGCACTAGGCGGCCAGATTGTAGACGCCTGCCGCAACATCGGTTCCGAGGCGCTGGAACGCCAGGCGGACGGTCACGGTCAACTGATAAGCGTCATAGTATGGGAGGTAACTCATATCGGTCGTCACCCGGCGGCGGAAACCCACCTTGAAGCCAGGGCGATAGACCACCGAAAGACTGCCCAGAGTGCCACCCGCGTTCGGAATAGCCCCCGCGCTATTGGTCAGGGCGTATTCGTTGCTGACGAACACAGGCATCCCGTCAACCGCCCCGATCTGTCCAGTCAAAGCGGTTGCCAGAGGGCCAGCCTTGTCCATCGTGATGAATTCCTGAAGCCCCAACATCCGGTTGTACACTTCGGAATGAGCGATCACGGCAAGGTCTTTCAGCTTGTCGGTGTAGACGCGATTGAGACTGAAACGGGCATTGCGAATGTGCGTCAGAGTCAACGCACCTCCCGCGCCATCAATGCGCTGTGTGGCTGCGCCGTCAACCAGCCATGTTTGGCGAATACCGTTCATAGCCAGATACCGCGCGGTAGCCGCCGGGGTTCCGTCGATCAGATTGATATTGGTGTTCGCGCCCGTGCGAATGTCTCCGTTCAACAGAACGTTATCGATGCTGTCTTCGATAGCGCGTTCTGCCTGTCGCCGCGCCTGGGGCGCAATCGCGATGATGCTGTCTTCGTCCAGTTCAGTGCTGATGCCAACCCGGAGTGCCAACTTACGAGCCGTCAGTGTCACCTTGCCAGTGGCAAAGCGACTGTCGGGAATGACCGCGCCCGCTCA